TACTAAGTCAATCGGCGTTGCCTTTGAAGACCAAAACATCGTTGGATCTGACAAGATCTTGTCTGCTAGCCAGTTGGGCTACACCTCGGACGCGCAAGGCACCGTCACGCAGGCGACCAGCAAGTCCACCGCCGTCACGCTCAACAAGTCCGCTGGCGTTATTACGATGAACAACGCATCGCTAGCAACCGCCACGAACGCTACATTCACGCTGAACAACAGCCTGATTAGCGCCAACGACACGGTCATTTTGACCATTTCAGGTGGTCAAGCTACCGCAGGCTCGTACAACGCATTTGCTAACTCGCTTGCCGCTGGTTCGGTCAGCATTACCTTGCGGAACATCTCCGGCGGTACGTTGTCAGAAGCCGTGACCATCAACTACGCACTTATTCACTGCGATTAAAATGCCCCTTAAGAAGTCTGCCAGCAAAGCCGCGTTTCGTGCCAACGTGAAGGCCGAAGCGCACGCCGGGAAACCGATTAAGCAGGCCGTTGCCATAGCCTATGCGACTAAGAGAGCGGCCCAAAAAGGTAAAAAGTAACGCTTATGGACAGCACGGGTATCATTAAAGCCGGTCAGGTAGCTAATGTCGGCGGCAATGCCCCCGGCGAAAAAGGCAACAGCGACCGCTTAAGCACTATGCGGACGCGCCTCGACATGGCGATTTCGTCCTATAGTGAGTCCCGTGAGGACGAGTTAGACGACCTGCGCTTTATGGCCGGCAGTCCTGATAACCAGTGGCAGTGGCCTGCTGACGTGCTTGCTACTCGCGGATCGGTGCAAGGCCAGACGATTAATGCGCGGCCCTGCCTGACCATCAACAAGCTGCCGCAGCATGTGCGCCAGGTTACAAACGAACAGCGCCAAAACCGCCCTAGCGGCAAGGTCATTCCTGCCGACGACAAGGGCGACGTTGAGGTTGCCGAGATCTTCGACGGCATGGTGCGGCACATCGAATACATGTCGGACGCCGACGTGGCCTACGACACGGCCTGCGACAACCAAGTCATATACGGCGAGGGCTACCTGCGCGTCCTAACGGACTATTGCAGCGACGATAGCTTTGACCAAGACATTATGATCGGGCGCGTTCGCAACTCGTTTAGTGTCTATATGGACCCAATGATTCAAGATCCGTGCGGATCCGACGCCAAATGGTGTTTCGTTACCGAAGATCTTACCAAAGACGAATATATGTATCAGTTTCCTAACGCCATACCCGTTAGTTCACTTATGGCACAAAGCGTAGGCAACCAAAATGTTAGCCAATGGCTTGGCGAAAACACGGTACGGATCGCGGAATATTTTTATTACGATACTGACCACAAGAAGCTCAACCTCTACCCCGACAATATAACCGCGTTTGAAGGCTCGATTGAAGACAAGCAGCTTAAGGCCCAGTACGGCAAGCCGCTGCGCTCGCGTATGGCCGAACGTAAGAAGGTTATGTGGTGCAAAACCAACGGATTTGAATTTTTAGAAGAACGTGAATGGGCCGGCAAATATATCCCCGTTGTCCGCGTCGTTGGTAACGAGTTTGAAGTTGATGGCCGTATGTATGTGTCGGGCTTGGTGCGTAACGCTAAGGATGCCCAGCGTATGTACAACTACTGGGTCAGCCAAGAAGCAGAGATGCTGGCATTGGCCCCCAAGGCACCGTTTATTGGCTACGGCGGTCAGTTTGAAGGTTACGAACACAACTGGAAAACGGCCAACACTAACAACTGGCCGTATCTGGAAGTCAATCCGGACGTTACAGACGGCGCTGGTGGTATGCTGCCACTTCCGCAGCGGGCACAGCCTCCAATGGCGTCTAGCGGCCTTCTACAGGCCAAAGCGGGCGCTTCAGACGACATCAAGTCCACTACCGGCCAGTATGATTCCAGCCTAGGAGCAACCAGCAATGAACGCTCCGGCAGAGCTATCTTGGCACGCGAAAAGCAGGGCGACACCGGCACATATCATTATGTGGACAATCTTTCTCGCGCTATACGCTACGTCACTCGGCAACTGGTTGATATGATTCCTAAGATTTACGACACACAACGTATAGCGCGAATTGTTGGGCTAGACGGCGAAGTCAGCATGGTCAAATTAAACCCTGACCAGCCAGAACCCGTTAAAAAGATCCAAGACGAAAACGGCATCGTGCTTGAAAAGATCTACAACCCTAATGTTGGCAAGTACGATGTTGTTGTAACGACCGGCCCAAGCTACATGACCAAGCGTCAAGAGGCGCTCGACGCCATGTCGCAGCTTTTGCAAGGCAACCCGCAGCTTTGGCAGGTTGCAGGCGACCTGTTTGTTAAAAACATGGACTGGCCTGGCGCACAAGAAATGGCAAAACGGTTTAAGAAAACCATTGACCCAAAACTTCTGGCCGACGACGACAAATCACCCGAATTGCAGGCCGCAGAACAGCAAATTCAGGGTATGGGGCAAGAACTCGATCAACTTCACGGTGTTCTTAAGAACATTCAGAACTCAATCGAGGCGCAAGACGTTGAAGTTAAGCAGTTTGAAGCCAAAATTAAGGCTTACGACGCTGAAACCAAGCGCATTTCGGCTGTTCAAGCGTCTATGTCGCCCGAACAGATCCAAGACATTGTCATGGGTACGGTTCACGGCATGTTGAGCAGTGGCGAACTTGTCAATGAAATGCCCGGTCGTGACGGGCCTGAAATGCCTGACGATGGCATGGAAATGCCGCTTTCAGATCAACAATTCATGTCCGAACAAGACATGCCTGAGCAAATGCCTATGCAGGGTATGCCTGAAGAAATGCCTATGCCTGAAGAAATGCCTATGCAGGAAATGCCACAATGACCGAGAAACCAGCCGACTTCATTGGGTATCTGTTTCTAGCGCGGGATGTAGCCCATTCTGTGCATCTGAACACCCGTAGCTTTTCCAAACATTCGGCTTTAGGCACCTTTTACGATGAAATTATAGATCTTGCTGATTCGCTGGCAGAAGCCTGTCAGGGCCGGCATGGCCTGATGGGACCGATCACTTTGCAATCGGCTAAAAAAACCGTTAACATCATCGTGTTCCTTCGAGAACAGTTAGCTGAATTGGAAGAATGCCGGTACGAGGCTTTTGACAAGTCAGACACTGCGCTTCAAAACATTATCGACGAGATTGTAAGGCTGTATCTTACTACCCTCTACAAACTCGAATTTTTGGCATAGGAGCCTCAGATGGCTAACTATAAATATCTTGAAGCCACGGACCAAGTCAAAACGGGCGCAGGCAAAATCAAATCCGTGTTTTGCAGTAGCGGCACCAGCCCAACTGTAGCCGTCCATGACACGGACAGCGGTACGGCAACGACCGCTACTACGCTCATTGCAACATTCACAGCCGCCACGCCTGGAGTTTATACCTTTACAGGAGACGACGGTGGGCTGTACTTTAACAAGGGCCTCTATATCGTGCTTGGTGGGACCACACCTAAAGTGACCATCGGCTTCGATTAGACCTCGACAAGACCGACTAGCCGGTTAGCTAGGTTTTATAGGACTACCCAACTATGGAAGAAATTCCCGAACTACCAGCGGCTGACCCCGCGCCAGATCAAGAAGCCACGGCGGCGCTTGACCCTGTAGACAATCAACTGCCGGAAGATGTAGCCAACGAAGCGTCTAAGACCTTTTCGCAAGAAGAACTTGATGCCATCGTTAGCAAACGTCTCGCAAGAGAACAGCGCAAATGGGAGCGAGAGCAGACCCAGCGTGCAGCAGAAATGGTCAGATCGGCACCCGCCGATATGCCCTCGCCAGAGTATTTCGACACTACCGAAGCCTACGCTGATGCGTTGGCGGAACGTAAGGCCGAAGAATTGCTCGCACGGCGTGAAGCAGCACAGCAACAGTCTAGCGTTCTCGAAGCCTACCACGACCGCGAAGAAGAGGCTCGGAACAAGTACGACGACTTTGAACAGGTCGCGTATAACCCGAACCTAAAAATCACGGACGTGATGGCTCAGTCCATTCAGTATTCCGACGTTGGCCCTGATATTGCATATTATCTAGGGACCAATCCAAAAGAATCTGATCGGATTTCCAAACTGCCGCAAATCTTGCAGGCAAAAGAGATAGGGAAAATTGAGGCCAATTTGGCTATCAATCCACCTGTTAGACGCTCTTCATCTGCCCCGGCACCGATTGCACCTGTTACAGCTAGATCCTCTGGATCACCTGCCTATGACACGACGGACCCAAGGTCTACCAAGACCATGACGGATTCGCAGTGGATTGAAGCGGAACGGCTGCGCCAGATCAAGAAGTACGAGGCGCAACGTAACCGCTAAGTCAGGAGACACACTGTGTCCAATTCGCTTCTTACTATCGACATGATCACCCGGAAGGCTCTGGAAATTCTGGAGAACAACCTGGTGCTTACCCGCAACGTGAACCGCCAGTACGACGACAGCTTTGCTGTTGAAGGTGCCAAGATCGGTTCTACGCTTCGTATCCGCCTCCCCGACCGCGCTCTGGTCACTGACGGTGCCGCCCTGCAAGTTCAGGACGACAACGAGCAGTTCACCACGCTGACCGTCAACAACCAAAAGCATATCGGCGTTAACTTTACCTCCGCCGAACTGACCATGCAGTTGGATGACTTTGCTGAACGTGTTCTGAAGCCTCGTATTAGCCAGTTGGCTTCGTCTATCGACGCCGACGTTGCTAGTGCGTACAAAAGCATCTATTCGTCGGTCGGCACCCCCGGCTCAACGCCTTCGACTTCGCTGGTTCTGTTGCAAGCTCAACAGAAGCTCAACGAAAACGCGGCGACGATGATGCCTCGCTATGCCACCGTCAACCCAGCCGCTAACGCTGGTTTGGTTGAAGGCATGAAAGGTCTGTTCAACCCCACCGACACCATCAGCAAGCAGTTTAAGAACGGCATGATGGG